TACAGGCCAGCCATTCAGGGAATGCCATCAGAAAAACTTTCAGAATGTTCTCCATACTGTTTTCCTCCTACTTTCAGCTCACCCACCGGCTCTTTGCCGCGCGGGTGTCGATATGTACCCAGCCGTGAGTACGGTCGGCGTGTCCTTCCTTCGGGTAGCGGCCAATGCCTCCGCGGTTCGGCAGCAGGGTCTCGGCATATGCCGCGATCTGCTCCACCGTCACACCAGAAATCCAAATGTCAGCAGCCTTGCCGTAAAGATGCTGAGAGAACTTCGCAGCATTCTTGATTGTGGCATTTTTGCTGGCGGTTCTGAAACCGCTGGTGATGTTCACCGGCTTCCCGAAGTGGTTGCGGATTTTCTGAAGGATTTCCACCAGCTCCGAATCAATAAAGATCGGGTCGGTATTATCCGAACAGCGGAACTCCCGCACCTTGAAAGACGGGGAGAGATTCTTCTCGCCATCCTTCGCCCACGAGTATGCGTTAATCGCCATTATCGTTTTCTCCTTTCTGGCTCAACGCCATTTTGCAGCCGCTTGACCCGCACTCAGCCACCAGCACGGCAAACTCGCCGCGCTCTGCGGTCGTGTCCGCACCGCTGGTTTCCAGCCGGGTCAGCAGCCTTTCGCATAGATCAGGCCAACCCATCGGTTAGTCCTGCTCTTTCTGCTTTGCTGCCAGCAGACCGGTCAGCTCCGTGTAGTGCTCGTCGGTCAGCTTGCCAGCGGCATAGAAGATGTCGATCTTCTCAGCCAGACCGTCGATGGTGCCGCGCTGGATCATGCGCTTGCAGGTACGATACAGAACCATTTCAGATGCTTTAGACATAATGTTTTTCCTCCCTATCAGGTGTTATCAGCGTTATCGGTATCGTCCGTATCGGAGACACCCAGCTCCAACATGGTGATGCGATATTCCTGATCGACCACCATTTCGTCCGTGTCACTCTGTGCAGCTTTCAGGGCCGCTACCGTTTCCAGCAGCTGTTCCCGTTCCTTCTGCTTCTTTTCTGCGGCTTCTTTCTCCGCCAGAGTGGGCAGGTCGTGTTTCTTCCACTCAACCATTGCTCTGTTCTCCCTTCTTACTGGAATGCGCCGCTGATGGCTTCGATGTAACCGCCGGTTCCGGATGCACCGCGACTGACGGAAACGCGGAAGTTGAACGCTGCGCCGTTGGCCGCCGTGCTGTTGGTGAACACAATGTTCACGCCCTTCTTGACTTCGACCGTGGCATCCTGCCAGACCGGCGACGGGTCGTTTGCGTTGTTCGTGACCTCGACCTTGAACGTGGCATCATCGGGGATGCTTCCCGTCACCTGAAGGACCGCCACGGTGATGTCGCCGTCCACGGCCAGCGGGGTGGTCAGCGTCACGGTGGCGCTGGTAACGCTCTTAGTGAACGTAGCGTTCAGACTGGTACTTTCCTTGCCGTCGCTGGCCGTGATCTGGATGGTGTGGCTGCCGTTGAGGATGCGCCGGAAGCCGTCGGCGGTACTGCCCTGCCTGAAGGTCAGTGCAGTACCGCTTGCAACGCTTGTGCGGGTGGCGGTGGTCTTTCCGTCCATCTTTTCGGTGACGGTCAGAGTATCGCCGTCGGCATCGGTAACGGTGTATCCGAAGTTGAAGGGCGCGTTCTTCTCCCCCAGATTCGTGGAGCTGGTGTTGATGGCCGGTGCAGTGTTCGTGCTGACCGTGCCGTCGTCAGAGACCACGAGTTCAGAGGGAAGTACAAAAGCGGGGCGAACACCGCAGGTGCTGCCGTAGCCCCAGTAGTCGCCGGAACCATCAGACTTGACGAACCAGACGTTGTAACTGTTGAGGGTGTTCGGAGAGCGCAGCCACCATCCGGCAGCGCTGCTGCCGTTATATGCGACACGCTTGCTTGCGCTATCGAAATAGGACAGCTTTGCACCTTCGGTGTTCATGTAGCTTACGCCGCTGAACCCGACCTCCGTGCCAGACAGCAGGAACACCTTGGTCGAAAGGCCGTTTGCGCCGCTCTGAACGCCGCTGTTGGTATACGGAATCTTGACCTGCTTGATAACCGCTCGAATCTGAGAATCAATCAGGTTGTAGAAGGTTCCGTTCAGATAGGTGTGAATGCCGGAATCCTTGTAAGAGTTGTTGTTACCGAACGTGCTCGTGGTGTAGATGTCCTTCATCACAACCCAGACGCCGTTGCAGCTTGCATCATAGGCGCTGCTGGGCAAGCCCTGATGCACGATGATGAAATCTTTGGCCGCGCCGTTGACCTTGATCTTGACGATGCTGCCAACGGCCTTTGTGCTCAGTTTTACGTTTGCCATTGTTACCTCCTTATAAAATCAGGCCCACGGCAAAACGCCAATGGGTCTTGTGTTCTGCGAGACAGCGGCGGTCAAGGCTTTGTGCTGCTTCTTGTAGATGCAGCGGCATTGCCGGGCGCGTCGCCTGTCTCGTGCGAGTTTATTCGAGTTGATTTTTCGGTGGATGGAAATTGTGCAGTTGAGCAATTTTCCCAGACTGTCGGCGTACTGGCGGCGCAGGGCGTAGGTATCGCCGTGTGCAGCATGGGCATCCCATGCAAGGAAGCTACAAAGGATTTCTTCCTTTGTTACCTCACCCGCCGGGTATGCCTTTTCCCAATGCCTGATTTTGGCTTTCATCCGTTTGGCGCTGTCCCGACGCAGCTTTTGGACGACCGCGCCGGTTTCAGTCAGATACGAATGGAACCCCAGAAAATCAATGCCGTTCCTCAGTGGGAAGATAGCCGTTTTCTGGTTCAGCTCCAAACCGTACTCGTCCATGAGTGCCCGCACATCCTTCAAGATGCACTGCAACTTCTGCTTGTCCGGGCAGATGATGTAAAAATCATCCATATACCGGCCATAGTATTTGATGCGGTACTTTTCTTTGATGATGTGGTCGAACTCATCCAAAAACATGAGGGCGAAAAGCTGGCTGGTCTGATAACCCAGCGGCAGACCATCTTCCATCACGTCGATGTAGATGCAAAGCAGCTCGTAGATACGCGGGTCAACACCGCGTTTGTCCAACACCGCCTTGAGCTTCCGTTTGAGTTTCAGGTGGTCAATGCTGGCAAAGAAGTGGCGGACGTCGCCTTTCAGCACCCAGCCGTCAGCGCCGCACCCACTCCGGCGGTAGTAATCCACCATGTGGGTTTTCAGGCGCATCAGGCCGTCGTCCGTACCTTTGTCCTTCTGGCTGGCGAAGCTGTCCCGGATGAAGCTCTTGGTTAAAGCCTCATAGAGGATGTTGTCCACCAGCGCGTGCAGTACCACCTTGTCCACAAATGCCGGTGCGTGTACGATACGCTTCTTCGGCTCGTAGACGTAGAACACTTCAAAGCGGCTCGGCGTGTAGCATATCTGCTGCCGGATGTCCCCGCCCGGCTGCCGTGCACTGCGAACGGCCAGCTTGCAGGACAGTTTTTCGGTGCAGGCCATAGCGTTGGCCTCATACTGGATTGTTTTGCTCTTACTGCGCTTTCCCTTCCGGGCTTCAAGATACGCATTATAAAGCGTCTCGAAGCTGCACAGTTCTTCGTATGTCAAACTTGACCCTCCGCTGGTTCGCTGCTGCGGTAGCAGGCTGCATCCCCGCAGGGATGGCCCGCCTCAGCGGGATGTATTTATCACTTGCCTGCATCGGCAAGTGACGGGATACGGTTTCCTTTGGCTGTTGCACTGCTTTCGGCAAATGCCTACTCGTCTCGCAGATCAGCCGGAGCGGGGCGAACACCGTAGGTGTTGTTGTAGTTCCAGTTGTCGTTGGAACCATCAGACTTGACGTTCCAGACGTTGTTACTGTTGTTGGTGTTCGGAGAGCGCAGCCACCATTCGGCAGCGTCAGAATATAAACCGTACCCCTATTGCAAAACAGTTTCCTGTTATGCCGTTTTCTGCTCCTGCTGGGCAAAGACGGCCCGAAGTGCTTTGACAAGCATTTCAAGCCGTTTCTTCTCTGCTTCCTGCCGGAGACTTTCTGCTCTGCCACGTTCGGACTTGAGCCATTTCATGGCAGGGTATTTTACATCCGTGATCTTCTTCGTCCAGATACCGGCTTTCTTTGTGCTGATGATACCGTCCTCTGTGCAGAGGGTCAGATATTCCAGCAGCAGAGAACAGCCGTCCACGACCTCGCCAATCTTTTCAATCCGCTTGTCGTACTCCGTGGCGAAGTTCACGTTGTTGGCCGCATGGGCATCCAGCAGAATCTTCTTGGCCGTTTCCCGGATGTCCCTGCCGTAGAGGTTGAAAGTGCTTTTCGTGAAGCCCTCCTTCTCCCTCGTATCGAGAGCATGGACAGCGGTGGTGCAGACCTGCTTGATTTCCCGGATGTCCTCAAGCGCAGCGGCTTTCTGAAATACTTTTCGGGCATCGCTACGGCTGATGTCATCCGAAACGATGCGGGTCGCCCTCTGTGTATATCTCAGAAGCTCCCGCGCTTTGCTGCCAACCAGAAACGGTTGTTCAGCCATATCAGAACTCCACCCTCGCCTGATCTGCGTTCCACACGCCGGTGAGGGTCAGGCCGTCAAGGCTGCCGAACGTGGCAGAAAAAGGATTCTTGGTGACGTTCGTGCCGAACTTCAACTCGATTGCCTTAATGCTGGCATTCATCGCTGCCACGCTGGCGCGGATGTCGCCGTGTGCATTCTCTGCGGAGTTGTGGGCATCGACGGCAGAGCTGATTTTCTGGTCGGTCTGAACCTTGGTGTATGCGTCCACCGTCGGGCGCTGGGATTCAGACAACTTACCATCCGCGTCCAGCGTTGCCACGCCACCGGGGGCACCGGCCTGTTCTGTTTTCAGATAGCTGGATTCATCGTTCGACACGCCGGGTACAGCGACGTTCACATTTCCGTATGCCATGGTTATTCCTCCTTCGGCTTTTCGCCCTGAATGATCCGGTACTCAGCAGTCAGCGCTTCCGCCGGGGCTTTCTTCGCCCAGATACAAATTTTCCCTGCCTGCGTTTCACAGGTCTGGCAAACACCGCAGTCCATCGCAGCGGTCAAACTGTTCGGCGACAAGATGATGTCTGCGCGATCGGTCGCCGTCACATCTGCGGCAGTGATGTCATAACGCATGGGGTATTCCTCCCACGTTTCATCTTCCACCCAGCCGTCCGTGCTGATCGTAACAGCAACGGCGGAAATCTTATCGACCTTTGCACGATCCATCTCTTTAATCGCTTTAATAGTTTCTTTGGCCGTTTCGCTTATCAGCGAATCAGTATACGCCTTTGCTGCCTGTGCGACCTGTTTCAGGTGGGTTACGAGTGCGATAGTAGTCATTCACGCTTGTCCTCCCTAAAAAAGCAGGCGAGACCGCTATGTGACGGTCTCGCCCCTCATACTTCTTTGGTAAGGTCAGTCAGCTTATGCGCCGAAAACCTCGGTCAGCATAGCGGTCACATCCTCGTCGGATGCAACAGTGCCATGGATCACGTCGGACGGCTCAGTGTAAACAACGGTCTCCACGCCGCCGATCTTGACGTTACCGTTGGTGGCGGACTTCTCCACCTTGGTTGCGCCCTCGGCAATGCCGTCCAGCTTAGTGCCCTCGGCATCGGTCATCAGGCGCTTGCCGGTCTCAGCGGCCACGAAGTCAACGGGCTTCTTGCCGGAATCGGTCAGGTTGCCGTTTGCATCCAGAGCGGCGAAGTTGCCGGAGGTGGCGTTCTTCACCTTGTCGGCCTTGCCGCTGATGTCCACATACAGGCCGTCGGCCTTGAGGCTCAGAGCATTACCGGCAGCGGCAGAGACGTTCACCTTCACCTCGATCTCATAGCCAGAGACGGTGATGGTGGTGGAAGCGTCCTTGCCGGTGGCCTTTGCCTTGTAGGTATCGACCAGAGCGGACATATCGAGGAAGCTGTAGGTGCAGCTGTCAGGGTTCTGACCCTTCACAGCCAGCACCATGACGGGCTTACCTGCCAGCTTGGGGTCGGTAGCGCCGGGGTAGGTCTCGGTGCTGAATGCGAACTTCGGCACAAAGGTAGTCTTGGCCTGATCGAGGAACAGCTCCTTCGGGAAGTCGAAGGTGAATGCGGCATCGCCGGACTTGTCGGCGCTGGTGTAGAAGCTGACAGTGTTACCAGACACGCCCAGAGACTTGATGGCCTTGGAAACGTCGGTGTTGATGTTGTCGATCTCGGCCTTGGTCTTTGCGGCCAGATTCTTCAGAGCGGACAGACGGACGAGAGCGTTTGCATTGTAAGCCATAATAAAATACCTCTTTTTCTTTCTTATCTTATAAAATATCCGGCTGTCCAGCCTTTCCGGGCAGCCGGTCGGTCACGGGTTCTTACTCACCAAAAACCTCAGTGATCGCTTCATTGGCTTCGGCATCCGAAGCAATGGTCACGGCGGCAGCTCCCAGCGGGGCAAGGTCGCCTGCGGCGTTCTGGATCACATACGGGGTAGCTACACCGTCAACGATGACGGAAAGCAGCTGGCCGATGTAGGCAGTGGGATTGGTCTTTGCGTATGCCTGCGCGGTTTCCATGGACGGCCACACGGCGGTCTCATCCAGTGCGAAAGCATTCTGCCGCTTCATAGCCAGCGGGAACTCCATGTCGGAATACTTCTTTTCGGTATTGTTCACAGCCATTGTTCAGCCCTCCTTTAACCCAGCGTGACCTTCAGCACTGCAGCGTTGCCATAGGCAACAGCAGGCTCAAAGATCCACACATTGTAGGTCTTGGCGGAATAGCCGTTCGCACCCTCAACGGGAACAGTGGACTTGACAAAGGTGCTGGTGACATCTGCGTTCATGGCGGTCTCGTTGATGACCTTGGTGACGCCCTTTGCAGTCGCAATGCAGGCGATTGCCACACGCTGCGCACCGACGGGGACGTTGATGGTCAGCGTACCAGCGGCATACGCCTTGCCGCTCTTAGTCAGACTGCGGATGTAGTCGCTGTTCAGCGTGGGCTTCTCGGCGGTGGCACCGTAGAAGTAATTTCGGAACGGCGTGTACGTAGCGGTCTCCTTCGACTTCGTGCCTGCTGCGATAGCCACAGCGGGGTTGGAGTCGGAGCCGAGGTTGTCCTTTGCGGTAACACCTGCGCCGTGCGTCGCAGTGGCCTTGTACTTCAGGCTTGCCACAGCGTCACCGCCAGCATCACCGATGACGAAACCAGCGCCGCCGTTGTTGTCGGAACCAGCAGCCAGAGAAGCGGTCTCAGCATTTGCGACCTCGGTCGTCGCCTTGTCGGTGATGCGCTCAACCTTCCAGCCGGAAGCTACAACTGCGGTGTCAGGACCGTACTTGTAGGAACCGGGGTTCAGTTCAGCAGTGCCATAAGACGCAGCAGCGACCTGAGTACCAGCTTCGACAGCCTTCGCTCCGTTCAGAGCAAAGCCAGTGACGGAGGGCTGCGCCGTGATGGTGGGCTGAAGACGCTTGCTGAAAATCTCAGTCAGGATGTCGGCGACGGACTTGCCCTTCGTCTGGAAGGTTGCCGTTCCGTTCTGGCTCTTGGTCAGGTTGCCGACCTGCGTATAGCCACCGGCCAACGTGATGTTCTCCCGCAGGATGACCTTATCGGCATCCACGGAACCGGTCATGGCCACCCATGCAGAACCGTTATAGAAATAGGCGGACTGCTCATAGGTGGAACCGTCCACGGTGGTGGTCACGACAAAGACATCGCCCTTCTTGGGCTTCACGTCCGTGTTCTGGGCGAAGTAGCCGGAGATCACGCTGTCGTCGGAAGTGGACAGGTCAGCTTTGGTCGCGGCGTACACAGTGCCGCCCAGACCGCCGGAGACAGCTTCCAGCTGTTCCTTGGTAGCATAGCCGGACAGGTCAACAGTGGTATCGTCCAGCAGGACGACCTCATCATTGACCTTTGCGTAGATGTCGTAGTGCTGCGTCTTGTCGTTCATGACAAGATACATGATGTTTTCCTGCGCTGCGGATGCGTCAGGGATGGCTTCCGCCACCTCAAAGCGGGCATGACCCGCCTTGGAGATGGACTTGAGCCATTCCTGCTGCAAGCGCACCGTAGTGGATTTGAGAGCTTCGAGAGTCACAAACTTGTTGTCTGCCATATAAGCCTCCTGTTATGCCGGTGTTTCGTTCAACTTTCTGCGGGGAAGATTTCGTCCAGCATCTTATCCGTGTCCGCCGCAGATACGACTTCCTCCGGGGTGATGCCGCTGGTCGATACGGTGACTGTTCCGTCTGCCGTCACGGAAATACCGGAACCAATCTTCACGCCGCCGAGCCGGGTCGCCGTTGCAACGGGCAGCACATAGGCGGAACCGCCGCCCGTTGTGCCTCCCGGTGCAAACAGCGCCACCGTGGCGGACATATCCTCCGTCGGGATGTTCCTTGCCCAAAAGCGCAGGACACCGGCGAGAGCCTGCACCGTCGGACAAAGCCCGGCACGCTTTGCGACCTCAAGGGCCGCTTTATGTAAGGCAACACTGGGGAACATATCCTCCGTTACGCCGTCAACTGTGACATTGACAACGCACCGGAAGTCATCCATCCCCAGCATTTCCTCGTCATCAGATTCCCGCTGCCAGTCCCAACCGTCTGCGGGGATCGTGATGTCCTTGATGATGGCAGCCCCGCCAGAGCTGCCCTGCTCCTGAATAAGAGCTTTGACCTGTTCTTCGCTTACAACGTCCCCAGATTCCTTGAGGGATTCCATGGCGTTGCCGACGGCGGCGGTGATGGCCTCGGTATGGGCGGAAGCGTCTTTGTTGTGCTTCTCGACCTCTGCCCTGACCATCTTTGCGAGAGCCTGCATCTGCGGGTCTACGGTGATGCTGATATTGGCCTTGTTCGACACAGCAAGCAGCGCCGACAACTCAATTTCAAAATCACCGTTCACTTTTGTAGACGGAACTTCCACGCCGCGCTCATCCTGCATAATGAACAGGAGTGTTTCGGCATCGTCGTTCAGTCTGCCGTAAACGCCCACCTGATGCATGATGTAGGTTTCATCTGCACCGGTGATCTGGATTTTTACCCGCCGGGCAGTTTCGCCGTTGCTTTCAACAGTTTCGATGTCCAGCAATTTCAGGTCATGTGTTTCGCCGCTTACCCCGGTTTCCTCCGAAAGGTCTGCGTCTGCCGTGCCGGTGCCGCTCACAGCGCGGGTGATTACCAGCGCACCACCGGAGAGAGATTCCGACAGCAGGGCGGCACCGGCGGCGGTGTAGTTAGATTTTTCCCAACTCACGTTGTCTGTCCTCCAATAACAATGTTTATCGCCGTGTGCGACCGCTCAACAGTGCCCGCCGTAAAGGCTCGTGCTTTCACTGCCTTTGCTTCAACGGCACCGGGCAGCGCCACGGCAACCTGCATTTTCGATCTTCCGACCGCACCGGCAACATACGCCTTTGCGCCAACTTCCCGCGGCTTGATCCTACCGGGGACCTTTACGGTGCAGGATGTCGCCATGCCGCAGGGTACGGCGGCGATGTAGGCGGGCGATCTTTCATGCGGTTCGATGGTGTAGATGATGTGCTCAAGGTGAGCAGTGCAGCGTTTTGTGTAGCCCAGCAGCTTTTCCATTTCTGCTGCGGTGTGATATGTTTCCTGATCGTCGGTGATGTCAACATACAGTTTCCAGAATCCCGGTGTCCCCCCATACGAGAACCATTCCTCAATTCTGGCTTTTTTGTAAATTGTCTCCACCTGTTCACGAACAGCCTTTACCGTTCCTGCATAACGCTGGATTTCAATTGCGGTTCTTACGAGCTTACGCTTCGTCTCAATATCGGCGGCAGAATCGTACCATTCGATTTTGAGATAGATTGCCATTTGATCCAGCATTCCCTCGCTACAGTTATCCACATCCGAGAACGTCATGCCCGTTTCCAGATATTCCAGCATCCGGCCTTGAAGTTCCCCGTATACTGCAGACAGCACCTTTGCCCACGGCTGTTCAGCAACGACCCGCGGCAGTCCATCTGCAATTCTCGCGTCCTGCAGCTTAATCATCCTCGACACCTCCGTAGATGATCGTCGGGGTTCCGCTCAGTTTTGGGATTTGCACTGTTGCTTTTTCCAAATCCGAACCGCCTTCGACTACCATGTAAACCGGTTGTCTAAGCTCTACTCGTTTTACGCCAGCGACACGCAAGCGATAAATCAATTCCATCGGGCTAATGTCTCTCCCGATGGAGCGCTGCCACTGCTGAAATTCCTCAACAGCTTTTGTAACGTTTTCCTGAACAATACTTGCGCCCTTCGCGTTGCCCGCTCCGATATAATAGGTAAAGTCAATTCCGTACTCCACTTCTTCCGGGGCCTTACAGATCACCTGATCTGTCATGGGGCGTCGAGCTTCGTTCATCAGATATGCTTGCATTTCGCTCATATCCTTTTCACTCGGCATCCTTCCGCCCGTCAGCATGAAAAAGATATACACTGTGCAAGGCTGGCTCCGTGGACTGACTGCAATTGCATTTTCCACATCAGAGCGGAAGCTCATTGCCCAATACTCGTAGGCGTCTCGCGGCCCTGCGCAACTATACGTTGTCGGTGACAGCCAAATCCGCCGGGTCAAGCTATCGTCGCTTTCCGCGTCTGCGCCGCCGCTGGATGTATCCACATTCTCCACTGCCGCAACATAAGGAATGGCGTCTACCAGCGTATCGACAACGCCGATTGGAACGTCGTTTCCGCTGGCTCCTACCACCTCGGCTTGCGCCAACACATCAACATAGGTCTCGCCAATGGCAATCTGTGCATAGGCCGCTGTGGCAAAATAAATACCCGCGGCAGTTCTGACGCGGGTTCCCTGTGGAATCATTACAACTGTTTTTTGTTCAGCCGAAAGATTAAATCGGATTGTCACCGTTGCATAGGTTGCTTCATTCCGCTTCACGCCGAACGGAAGCCCCATATTATCCAGCGCTGCACCCGTTGCTGTTTTCAGCAAGGCGCAGCGGGTTCTTTTTTCTGCAACCTGCAGCACCATGTAATACAGCTCAGAAATACTTTTCAGCGTAAGAGTGATTGGGTCAGCACTGTGCAACGGCGGGGTTGTTCCGTTTACCGCTTTGTAATTTCGGGTGTAAATTTCTGTCACCAGATTATTTACATCCTCAAGCGTCATATTATCTGTGACGCTATACTCCGGGATTTCGGCAAATTCAGCGATATTAGACAATGTTTATCACCACCTTCGGTCGAATGTTCCCCTGCTGGCTTCGGCTGGTTTCATAGCTTACTTCCAGCACTTGTGCCCTCGGTTCGTACTTCTTTGTCTTTCGGATGATCTCTGCCGTGAGCTTCGCTTCGGCAGCTTCGGCTGGCAGGCTCAAGCAGTCCATGTTCAGGCCAAACTCCCGGTCAAGTGCCTGTTCACCTTCTCGGCTCCCATAAAGCGTCTTGAGACAGTTATATACATCCCGTTCTTCTGTGCTTTCGGACGGATTGATCTCTACATCAATATCGCCCAGTATCAGCTTTTCCAGCTCACCGCTCATGTGTACTCCTTTAGCGTCAAGGTCAGCTTTCCGCTTGTCAGTCCCCAGAACCGATGTACCGCGCCCCATTCATCCGCTACTTTTTCAAGCATAAACGGATTTTGAGAAACCGGCCTGTTGTTGATGATGAAGTAGTCTACTGCTCCGGCTTCGCACAAATCCATTAGGGCGTCAAAGACCTTTCGCGGATTTACTCCCAGCCTTGAACTAAGCGTAATGTTGAACTGATACTCTCGCAGGCCGGGACTTACATATTCGCTTTTATCTTTTCCGCCGATCACGCTGTGCGTCGCCCAGTTGCTCGACGTACTTCCACTGATGTTGTCCGGCGTAAGAACTCGCCAACTTGATACTGTAAACACCAGTCCAGCAAAGCTACCGATGCTGCCCCATGCCATAAAGAACACCCCCTCACTTTACCGGGACGCCGGTATTCCCCGAAACAGTATACGGGCCAGCTTTTGCCGACCCGTCATGTTCGTGCTTGTGATTCACAAGGCTTACGCCATTGATTTTGCAGTCGCCAGAGCCGCCCGAAATATTCACCGTTGCTCCTGTGATTTTCACCGTCGTTCCGGTAATTTCAATCGTTCCGCTCTGGCAAACCTTGACGGTCGAAGCCCCGACCTTGAAGGTCACGTCCCCACCAACAGTGAAGTCCAGATTTTTACCGATGGTCTCTTTTGCATTCCCGTCGATTTTTTCTTCATAGTCTCCGCTATCTCCATCGTATTGTTCAAAGGCTTTGCCCTTCTTATCGTTGTAGTCATACCGGTAACGTTGTTTCTTTCCACCGACCGGCTTGTTATCCTCATTCCAGAACGTTCCGATGCACGTTCCCATTTCCTGACTATCGGAATTGTGGAGAACGCAAACCATAGCACCGACAACCGGCATCCGGTACAGCGCATTTGAAACCACACAGATTTCATCGGTCACAGAACCGTCCCGATCTTCATATGCAACTTCAATTGTGCCATCCTCGTAATTCACTTTGGACACTGTGCCAATGCGAATGACGCTGCTCATCGTGTCACCCTCCCACTCTGCTTGCTGAGACCTTCGTCACAAAACCGCCGGATTTATTCATGGTGTGCCCTACACTGTCCATGTAATATTTTCCGTCGATTTTCCCATATCCTTCCACGTCAATACACTGCGTCGCGCAATATGTCAGGTTTCCCATAGTCGTAAAGGAAATGGTTGTAGCCGAATGGTTTTTGTTGTCGATAGCCGCCTGCAGCTGCCGTTTTGCGTCCGCTTCACTTGATGCATACTGGTTTAGCTTCAACATCCGGTCTGCCGTTCCGATTGTCACCTTGATATTCACTTTTTTCTTTTGGTTGGAATAAGTGAACTCGCCTCCGGTGTATGTTCCTGCCAGCGTTGTGTTCCAGCTCAACGAGCCGGGCACAATGTCAATCGGTTTTACCGTTGCTACCGAATCCTTTTTCTTGTACTTTTCACGGTCAAAAATCCAGATTTTGTTCCGGTATGTTTTGAGGATCAGCCCGTATGTGCTGCAAATTTTCTGCAAGAAAGAGCTGTCATTATCGTCCTGTTCTTTCAGAGCGACGCTGACATCCTCTGCATCCATCTTGCATTCCAAGCCGTACCGCCCAGCAATGGTTTCTGCAATGCGTTTGATGCTCGTGTTCTTCCAAACCTGCTCTCTGGTTTTTTCATGAAAGCTCGTCCCGTTTGGCCGGGCGACCGCTCCAATCGTCAAAACATCCGGGCAGGCCGAAAAGCTCAGATCATCAACTACCAGCGTTCCACAATCCAAAACGGTTCTATCCCCCTGCACGATCCAGTTTGTCGTGCAGAGGGTCGGGTGCAGCACAGCTTCCTTGTCTGGCATCCACGAATCGATCCACTTGTGATCCATCGCGTTTACCTTAATAGAAAGGCTGTCACTCGAATCCGAACCGCTATCGGTGTATGTGAAGTTTTCCACATCTTTGCGGATGTCGCTTGAAATGTCCTTTCCGTCATATTCAAGCGTCAGGAACGCTTGACGTGGCGTAATCATCCCTCACACCTCACCTTTTCCAAGGCGGCAGACTTTCGTCTGTTTTTGCCTTAACTTCCACTTCCGGCGTGGCAAGCACCACCCCGGAATCAAACTTGTACACCTCGATATACTCCCGGTTGGCAGTCATCAGCACATCGGCTTTCAACTCGTCACCGTAGACAGTTTTTGCAATACCATCCCAAGTGTCACCGCTCTTTGTCGTGTAAGACATCAGGCCACCTCCTTATGCATACCGGGTTCGATTGTTTTCTCGGTTGTATTTGTCCATAAAGGCTTTGAACTTTTCGTACTCGTCCTCCATAATCGAAGCAATCTGCTGGCGGTCTGCATCACCAGTGATTGTGATGTTCGGAGCAAATACAAACTGCGGAGAGCTTCCGCCGTTGCCGCCGGGTACAGGTGTATTCTGATATGCGCTCACCGGGATTTCGGACAGCGTTCGCCCGGTATCCCTCGGCGGCAGCACATAAAGCGGCGTTCCTGTGTCTGTAAGGACACCGTCCTGCCAGCTTGAAAGCACCGTGCCGCCGTTGTAGTTTTTGGCTGCTTCGGTCAGTGCAATGGTTACAGGGCTGTCACTTCCGAGGTACTTGTTCAGCAGAAGCGGAGCAACATCAGCTGCAAGGCTGGTCGCCGCCAGTGCAAGCGAAGCGTCACCAGACATTGAGTTGTTGGCGACCGTCCATAGCATCGACAAAGCGTCGCCGGTAGTTCGGATGCCATTGGAACGCAGTGCGTACTTACCGTATGCTTTGGAGAAATCAATCAGGTTGTCCAGTTTTTCCTTGCTTCCGTCGGTGAAACCGCCGTTTGCAAAATACCGTACACCCGCCGCACGAGTTGCATCCTCGCCAGACACTCCCAGCATCCGGCCTGCACGCACCCAGTTTTCGACGTTGCTATCGTGAACACTAGGCTTGAAGCTGATAACCGCCTCTGTTCCAGCTTCGCCCGCAATGCTGACACCGTGAGTAAAACCGCCGTTCGCAAAGGCAGGCATTGCAACTTCTTTCAGGTTGAAGCCGAATTGTTTTCCACCGAGGGCGGGCACCCAATCAGGCACCGTAAAAGACAATTTGTTCAACGTGCCGATGATTGCATTCACAACCGTAATCGTCACCGATACAATGCCCTTTATCAACCCGACGATGCCCTGAATAACCGGTTCAATCACCGGCAGTAGTCCGTGGATCACATCGACGACGAGCTTGATTGCGTTTATCAGGGTTGTGCCAACCAGACTGATAATCATGCTTATCAGCGGCGACACTGCGGGGAACAATTCGTTTACAGCGAAGCTCATAATATCAGCCAGCAGCGGCTTAATATGATTCACTCCGAGGTCTACGATCTGTCCAATCAGCCCTTTCACCGATTCGATAATCGGTATCACTGCCCCGAAGGTGGTTCCCAAGTCGTCGATACCGAAAATACTCTTTCCGCTCAAGCTCTGCTGGATGTTTTGCAGGTTTTCCAAAGAGAATGCATTGCTCACCGAATCTCGGACGTTGCCTGCAATATCGTGGATTTTACTCGTAAATCCATCAAACATTGCCAGTCCCTTTTCGCCGAACACGTTCCCGACGATCTGGCGGATGTCCTCAAAGTGATCTCCCAGCAGACTGACCACTGCGATGATTCCACCGATTCCGGTAATCACCGGGCCGAAGGTGCCGAGCAATCCCATAAATGCACCGCCCAATTTACCGGCTATCGGGCCTACCGCCGTGTTGGCTAGGCTCAGTCCAGAACCAAGGAACTTGAACGTGTCCCCTGTTCCTTTCGCAATTCCCCCGCCAACGTTTAAGGCAAATTGTCCAGCTTTAGTAGATGCTGCGCGGCCTGCCAGATTTTTTACGCCGCCAATTGCCGTTCCTGCAATGTTTTTTGCTCCGCCCAGCAATCCTTGTCCAAAGCCCATAGCCTTTTGGCCCATGTTCCCTACAAAGCCGCCAAGTTGTGTACCGGCAACTTTTTGGCCGATCCACTTTCCAACGCCGACCGTGTTCTGAATAAAGTCTGTCCCCGCCAGATTTTTTGCAGACCTTGCAACTCTGGCTCCGTATTGCCCTATCGAACTGCCTTTCAACAATCCGATTATTCCGCCGGAAGCCTGTGCCTGCTGAATGCTGCCAAACAGCGCACTCGTTGCCTTTGCCATCCCAGCAGGTGTCTTTGCTCCAAACAGCTTTTTGCTGTTTTGCATTCCAAGGACGCTACCAAGGATGGTGTTCTGCACTCTCTGCCCGAAGCTAGGATTGCTGCCCGCCGGAACAGCGCTGTTTGCCAGCTGTGTTCCAAGTTTTGCAGCCTGCCACAGATTGCCAGCTTTTCCTGCGCCAGACACGCCCTTCTGTACAAGCCCCACAGGGCTTGCCGCCCCGCTTGCAAACTTCGTCGCGCTGGATACCACCTGCAGGATTTGCGGTGCAAACCGCATTCCTGCCCATGCCGTGCCGATACCCGCGATGGTCGTAGCTACCTTATCGCCATTATTCAGCAGATACTCAATTACCTGCCTTACACGTTCTGCAATATCCGGCAGAGCGGCGCGGAGGTCATTCAGCTTTTCGATGCCAAACCCGGCTACATCTTTCAGCACCGGAAGGAAATTATTTCCAACCTCAATGCGGACGGCCCGCCATGCGCTCCCAAGCATCGTCAATACAGATTCAGAGGTTTCGCATTTCAGCATAAACTCTTTATACATACTGCCGTTATACTTAGAAGCATCGCCTACGTCGTCCAGCGTTTTCACAAACAAGTCAAGATTGCCGGTTAGTTTTGCGCCACTCTCAATGGCCCACTGACCGAGCAGAGTTTTCAGATAACCCACTTGCTTGTCTTTCGGCTGAGTACCGATAGCGGTAAACAAACTTTTCAATGCTGCCGGGGCGTCTTTTTGCATATCCTTTGCAAACTGTTCCGCAGTAAATCCCAGCTGTTCAAAAGCCGCAGACTGTGCATCTGTAGCTTTTGAACCCATAGAAAGGTTCGTATACATCCGGCGGATGGATGTTGCTACTTTACCAGAATCAACGCCCATTGCCAGCAGTGCTGTAGAAAGCGCTGCCGTGCTCTGAACATCCATGCCAGCGATTTGACCCAGAGAGCCGGTGTCGTTTACGGTCTGGGCAATTTCAGCGGCGGTCGTTGCGTAGTGGGCACCCAGATAGTTAATCTGGTCTGCCAGCTCCATGACCTGATCGTGGTTTATGTTGAATGCAACTTCCCACTTTGCTGCCCAGTCGCCTGCCTGATCCGCAGAAATATCCATGGCCGTACCCATTTCGGCAACGTCCTTTAGAAACCCGCCGCTTATTAGGTCATCCATGCTCTTTCCGGACTGACCAGCCGCAGCTGCCAGACGTGTCAGCTCTTTGGCGGTGTACGGAATTTGTGTGCTCAAGTCAAGAATGTCTTTCGACATTTCCGCATAAGCGTCCGTTTTGACCTTTCCGTTCGCGTCCGTCAGACCGCCAACGTACTTCGTCACATCAAGCATTTCGCTTTCAAATGCAACTGCTTCTTTTGTTGCATCTACCAGCCCCGCTGTAATGCCGCTGGCTATGCCCACCGTTACTTTTGCGATATTCGCTGCCAGTTTCGATGCGCCGTTCGCCATACTGCTGAGCTGAGTATTCGCAGACTTTACAGCCTGCGTCAGCGAGTTATCAACGTGACCGCCGATCAAAATAGAAAGCTCTAGGGTTTGATTTTTTGCCACTCCTCCGCCACCTCCTCGTTGATTTCCACCAGCTCACGCACGGGCAGATTCAGGTAGAAATCTGCACTCGTGTGTGTAGCCGTGGCGAGGGCTATCGCCGCCTTTCTGATGGTTTTGTATCCGCCCTTTAGGCGAAAAAATCCTTGTGGTTCACCCCTGCGCGAAGCTGTACAGCCTCCGCCAGCGGCAGGCCGAGGAAGAATGCCACATCCTTACCGGTGGCCATAGATGCGATCAGGCAGCAGTAATAGTAGTTCAGGGTCTTTTCCGCTGCGCGAATATCTTCTTCCTCCATGCGGTTTTCCGCCTGACGGACGTTCATGCCGGTAAGGTTCGCCACGCCTGACAGGTCAACTTCGGTGTATTTTTCGCCCTTGTAGGTGTAGGGCTTGCCGAACTTCATGATGTGGCTGTGCTCGTCCTCGTCGCCATCTTCCTCTGCGGCGGCGCTACGGAGCGACGCCTGAACAGTCTGGCGAACCTTCTTGCTTGCGCCGATGGGAAGCAGCTGGAAAAACTCGATGGGGAGCTTCGTTGCGGCAGCGGCCAGAGCGTCGGTGTATGCAGTCGCAGTTTCAGGGGTAATCATCACGGCCATTTCGCCCTCGTTGTACAGTTTCTTGATGATGAGCACCGCATCCTTGATGGTCAGATCATCCAGACCGGACAGGTCGATCTCGGTATACTCCTTATCATCAAACTTGTACGGGCGGGCCAACTCGATCAGCTTCGGGTTCTTCTTAACCTCAGCGGTCTTGTCCTGTTCTGCGACGGAAGAAACATTCTTTTCCATGGTGGTTTTCCTTTCTGTTCAGATATAAAAATTGACCGCCCCGGTCTTTCGGGGCGGTCGCTTCATTTCTTTGGCGTTAGATCAGCGCGGTAACGTCTGCCAGCATATCCTCGCCCTGAACGCGGTATACGCCGTTCAGCTTGTCGATGGCAATGATTTCCTCGCCGTCGTTCTCGATCATGATGTAGGTCAGTTCCAGCTTAACCTTGGCTTCCATGCCCTCGCCCGCCTTGATCTTGCCGGGAGTAAACTCCTTGACGCGGCCAACCTCAACGATGCGCAGGCCCTTATAGGCATAGCCGAGGCTCTTATCCACCGCCTGCTGTGCAACGCGGAAGGTAAGGTTCACCTGACGCTTCGGAGAAAGGACGTTGACAAAGCTCGAATATACGAGGTTGAAGGAAACTTCCTGCTCGATGGATTCAAACTGGCCGATGTTCGGTGCGGAAATCTTACCGAGGATACCAGCGCCGGAAACGTCGATAGTCTCCGAGGTGATCTGCGGCAGAGTGATTTCCGGTGCAGTGCCAATTGCTTTCACGCCGTCAATGTAAACGTTGAAGCTGTTGACGATTTCCGGGGTCAGATTCGTGTCCAGTGCCATTGTTTATTCCTCCTTTCTGGGTTAGCCCGCCAGCGCGGTAGAAATCGCGTTGGGATCAAACTCCACAATTTCCTCGATGTCCTCCGCCGGATTAAACGGAGACATATACTTGTGGAACTTCACCGTGCCATTCAGCAGATCGGTCGTGGGGTTTTCGGATTCGATGTACTGCAGCTCATAGCGGGCGCAAATGCCACGGCTGACAAAGCTGTTGCCGCGCACGTTCTCGCTGTCAACCAGAGCCTCGATCAGGCGCTTGTTCAGCGGGTCGCTGACCTTCTGGAAATAGGTCTGGATGAAGGTGTTATCATCCCAGCAGAAGAACCTGCGGACGCTGAACCAGCGATCCTTCGGGTCAGTGTTGCCGGGATAACAGGCAGTGTTGTTGCCCCACAGACGGAAGCCGTTCATGTTCAGCCACGTTGCAACGCCGAAGGAGTTGACCACATTGGCCTGCTCCTGATCCAGCAGAACTTCCGTTCCATCTTTCAGGCAGGCAGCAGAAATAGAGATAGGCTTGTTATCCGGGCTTACGTTGGGAATATCGCCGTTGTTCGCATCGGTCGCCACGGTCGCCGCAGCAGCCATTGCCGAACCCGCATAGATCACGTCGCCAACCTTTGCGTACAGCCACACAGCGTAGCAATTCGCACTGGTCACAGCCTGCTTTTCCTTCTGACGCTTCACGTCGTCATACTTGGTTGCACCGGCAGTAGAGCTGTCGATGTCCACGATGCACACGCAGTTGAAAACACCGTTGATGTGGCTTGTCTTTGCCTGCAGGCCAGCCGACACCAGTGCATTCTCCGACCAGCCCGGAGCAAGCAGAATGCCGGGGGTCATGTTCAGCTTCGGGAAAATCTGGCGAATGACTTCCATGCCGCTCTCAACACCATCTGCAGTAACCGCACCAACGATGTCTGCCGGGGTAACAGCAGTCGGGTCGATCTGGACACCGCTCACAGTCAGGCTCGTTGCGCTGTCGCCAGCACCGCCGGGGATCACCACGATGTTCACATAACCGTTATCGTCAAATGCTGCGGTGTAGTCCGTACCAGCCGCCAGCGGAGTTTCCTCTGCCTTAACGGTCAGCTTGTCCAGCAGGATGTCCTTTTCCTCCACCACTGCAACGCCGTCATTGACCTGCACAGTTTTTTCCGGCAGATTTTTCTTGTGCTTGTTGGGATCAAGCACGTTAATCAGGATCATCGGCGACACGCCGACGACCTTGAAACTTGCGCCCATGCTCTGGCAGACGGTGTACTTCTCATAATCATCGTCGTAACCCACTGCGGCAGTTGCGCCTGCCAGCGTATTTGCCAGCATGGGGGTATTCGTGCAGTGATACGGATCACTTGCGCGGTTGATCGGCGCAGTGCCGATAACGACCTGCAGGCCAGCAGTTGCCGTCACGGGTGCCACGATACTGGTTCCCTGCTCGGCAACATAAACGCCATGCTTGTATGCCATGTTCTCTCCCTCCTTAGTTCAGTGCCGCTTTCACTGCGGCAAAAAGAATACCCGCGCTGCTCTTGGGGTTCTCAAGAGCCACGCGAGTATCTTTGAATTTATCAAGAGGCACCAGCAGGCCCCTTGCCATCGGTACGGCATCAAGGAAACGGTTCACCGCATCCGGCACCGCCTTACTGTCATGGTACACCGTGTACTGCTTCACCGTGTTTTTTACCGTCGGGCCGCAGTAAACCATCGGCCCATCCTTCTTGACCGGAGTTTCGGTCGCAGCCGCCTTTTCGGTCTGAGTATTTTTTGCATTGCTCATATAAGTTCCTCGATTTCCGGGTTGTTTTCGCTGCTCATGCTCGGACAAGTAACATCCATCTGCACCGTAGCGAAGTAATACGGGCTTGTATCGTCCTGTTGAATTGCGCAGTCAATGGGAAGCAACACGTTGAAATAATCGCCAAAGATGTTGTAGACGCGGAAATGCTGTCCAATATCCTGCATGATGTTGTACAAATCCAGAACGGCGGGAGCTTTTTTATCCCGCACACCTTCCTCTTTGTTGCGAATAGGTGTCTGATATGTGCAAATAATCAGGCTCATGTCCACCATTTCAGGTTCTTCCATCTTATCAATGCTCCAACCTGCTGCCTTGACCAGAATAAACGGAGCCGCTGCAGCCACCGTATCCACATCCTCGTCATTGCCGAAGTCGGTCGGAAATTCAAAATCGAAAATGTTGAGCGGCTTATTTTTGCCTTGACCACTGAATGTCTTTCCTGCAAAGAGCTTGTCCAGTTCTTCATGCAGCTTTTTCACAGCGTCAACCGGTGTGTAATTACTCGCTCTCACTTTGTTTTCCTCCCGGCCTGCGTCAGAATTTTGGATACTTCATGCTGCAGCCGTTCCTGCAAGATAATCTCGCTGTCCGGCTCGACTTCCTCTCTCCATACGGTGCTATGCATCGCACTGGCAGACGGGCTGGACATGGTGTAGAGTTTTTCTACGACGCCATTCTTACTGCGCCATCTGGTCGATTTCGGATTTGCCGCCGGACGACCGATCAACCTCTGCACCATGCCGACGTGCCCACTGTCAAACTTCACAAGAAAGCCCTTGCTTGCCTGTCCCAGCGCCGTATGTCCGCCGGTCAATGCTTCCATCGGCGATTTTTTCAAAACACGCGATGTGTGGAACTCCGGCGACAACACCCAGTCCCTTCCCATATGCGGAACAGACGGGTTCGACTGGAAGTCGCCCAGATCATTTCTCCGGCTGGAAATAAAAATCTCCGCCGTCGGGTTCTGCGTTGTCGCCCTGTTGCGAACTTTCAGCGCATTCAGGTGACGACGGCCAGCAGAATTGACAGCATACCGAAGCCGCGCTTGCCGGATCATCATGTTTTTGGCTCTCGTCGCAGTCTGGTTGACAGCGTTTTTCATGGCCCGCGGGGCCTTATCCCGCATATCTCCCAGTGCACGTTCCACTTCACCGATGTTCGGCACCTGCACGTCATAGATTGCCTTTGCCATTACTGCCGCACCCTCTCCAACGTGACCAGATACAGTCCATGCTCATTTTGACAGCTTTTTATCGTGTAGCTGATTCGGTCGTACTCCATCGGCTTTCCAATCTTTGGAGCAGGGCCATAGTCAGCCGCCCGGATAAAGAACTGCTTTTGCGAGATGTACAAGCCTTGGTCAAAGTTTTGCTTGGCACCGGCTTCCCAGTGTGACTTGCGCTCTTTCAGTCCGGTTTCATACGGCACCACATCAAACGTTTCTCCGTCGATGGTATGCTGTTCTACAAACTCCTGAAAAAACACATCGTCAATATCAGCCATTGCCATTTCCAAAAAGTCTGTCATGGTAATACCTGCTTACTCTGCTGCAGTCTTGCGGCCTTTTCTGCCGGGCTTTTCCTCGGCTTCGGATGCTTCTTCCTGCGTTTCCACATCGTTGCTGTCGGCGTCAGCCTGCTCCACAATGGCCTTAGTTTCCGCATCCAGTTCCGCTTCAGCGGCAACGCCCAATTTCACAAGGCGTTCCGCCTCTGCATCATCAACGCAAACGACCTCGCCCGCCAGAATCAGCTTCGTGGGTGCACCAGCTTTCGCCCGGAAGCCATAGCCGCCGGAAATGATCTGAACGACCTTCATATTCCTGCTCCTTTCTCTTAGCCCACAACGTCAGCTGCATAGATGTAGGGGCAGTAGGTCTTGGGTGCGGCCAGAGGACGGCAGCCCAGACGGAGCTTGCGGGTATCCTTGTCCTGATCCACAACCAGCTTTGCAACACGCTTTGCGGCATAGGTCGTGTAGTCGGTCTTGCCGTAGTCCATCTGAGTAATGGAGCCGTACATCATATGGCCGCAGTCCGGCGCAGTCACCATAGCTGCCGTAGCCGGGAAGTATCTGGCGCTCTTGCCGGTCTCGTCCTCATAGGTTTCGTCCACGCTGAACACGTTCAGCATGAAACCGCCGAAGTTTAGCGTACCCATAAACACAACGCCGTCGTACTGGGTGAGCTGCTGGCGAATCTCGCCTACGATGATGCCGCTGTTCTTATCGAGCAGCTGGCGGGTTCTTTCGTCAGTCAGGATGTAGTCGGCCACATCAGTGCCGAGAATCAGGTCTTTTGCAGGCAGACCACGAGCAGACAGCATACGGCACATGGCCTTAACGTCGCCCCAGAAGTCACCACCGTTCTCGTTCCACTTCTTGGAAGCGGTATAGGTATGATCGCTGGTGCCGTCGTAGAACTTCACAACCAGAGAATCGCCCTTGGTTGCACCGTCGATGTACTCCTGCATAACGCAGCCGTTGCCGATCATGGTTTCCGCCGCCATCCATTCCTCGCGGCGGGCAATGCGGTTTTCCATGTCGTTCATGTCGTCTGCCAGCAGGCGGGCGGCACGCTGTGCTTCATCCATGCCCGGATACAGAGCCTCACCGAAGCCACGCTTAGTCAGCTCGTCGAGGGTCAGCAGACGAGACGGGGCGATATAGGCGGGCTTATAGGAATGCACCTCATAGCTCCGGCGACCAATGGGAATGTCGCCCGCTTTCTGATCCACGAATGCCGCCAGCTTACGGTCGCCGCTACGGTACTCGGTCAGAACTTCGTTCGCCTTGAAGATGTCACCTGCCCCGGTGGGGAAATAGCGATCCTTGAAAAAGCTGACCTTCGGGACAATTTCCTCGGAAATTGCCTGAAGGATAACATTATCAAAGAAGTTAATCAGAATTGCCATTGAAACGTCCTCCTGTTACATTTCGACCACAGGCAGCAGAACGATGTCCCGCATCCGCAGTGCGTCTTTGTCTGCCTCGGTCATGGTGTAGCTGTCCTTGACGGTCAGCTTGTCCGGGTTGAAACAGCCTGCCAGATAGACTGCAACGGTTTCATCCATGCTGGCCTTCATAGTCACATCCTCAATCAGGATGCAGTCAGCGGTCAGAGTATCGCCGCCGGACGCCTCGGTTCCCAGAATGTGCAGCTTTCCATCCTTTGCGCTCTTGGCAAACACCGTGCCACGCACAAAGGTGGTTTCTGCTTCCGGGCCAGCAATCACGCCGGGGCCGACGCGCTTTTTCGGGTTCACGCCTGCGATCAGGCCGTCGTACTCAACCTCGCCCAGCTTTTCACTCAGCATTTTTTCAGCCATCGTTTAGCCCTCCTTCTTCGGGTGGAACAGGTTCTTGACCATCGCACGCTTTTCGGCGTCGGTCTGGTTCTTGTTCTTCGTGCCAGTGCCAGAGACACCGTCCGGGGCAGCACCGCCAACGCTGTTTGCGCCGCTGGTATCTGCATCATCTTCGGTATCATCCAGCAGTTTGTGGCCCTTCTTCTTTGCATCCAGCGCCGCACGGTAAGCAAGCTGCTCCGCAGAACAAGCCTTGTCACCATACTTTGCCTCGGCCACCAGATCGGACGGGACTGCATCCGCGATCTCGTCAATGGCAGCCAAACGATCACGCTCCTGCTTCTGTGCCTCCGCATGGGCTTCGTCCACAATCTCTTTCACCAGATCAGGACAGCCGTTGCGCAGTTCATCTGCGTTCTTGAACTCCATGTCGTTACCTCCATCGTTCTTGTCCGGCTTTCCTGCCGGGTCAGTGTTATTTACAAAACCCTCAGTCGTGGCAGGGGCCACCACGGCGCGGTTTCGTACAAATTCAGGGGCATCATCAAATGTGCCCGGAACGGCAATGCTGTTGACAAACAGCGCACCATTCCTGTTTTCGATTTTTGCAGTCTGGTTGCTTTCCGTGATTTCGTCGATGAAGCCATTTTCTTTTGCTTCTGCCGCCGTCCACCACGATGTAGCGTCCATCCACGCCGCCACTTCTTCGACGGTGTGTCCTGTCTTTTTCGCATACTGGTTCAAGACATTGGTGCGCATCACGGTCAGTGCATCCATGAGCTGCTTCAAGCCCTCCATGTCCACAAACCCGTTCGGGTTTACCTTGATGGGGTGGATCATGTAGGTTGCATCCTCTGCCGCCTTGACCACTTTGCAATGGCTGGCGACGATGGTCGCCGCGCTGGCACAGATACCTTCGATTTGCGCTGTCACCGTGCCAAGCCTGTTTTCCAACATTGCGCCAATGGCTTGTGCGGCCCAGACATCCCCGCCGCCGCTGCAAATACGGACAGTCAGGTCATCCATAGCCGGAATCGTCGCAAGGTCTGCGGCGAACGCCTGCGGGGTCACTTCATCACCCCACCAGCTCGTACGGCTAATATCACCGTAAAGCAGAAGTTCCGCCGTGCCGCCGGTCTCGGCTGCATTGCGGAACTCCCAAAACTTCTTGTTACTCGGACTTGCCGGGGTCGCCGCCGCTCCGTTGAGGAACAGCGGTTTGCTGTTGCACTTGTGCTCCCGCAATTTCGTCCACCTCCCGTTTCAGTGCGGCTTCGGCTTTCCGCTGCCGCATATTTGCCTCATAGCTTCCGCCCGTCATCTGAGCGGTTTCCTGTGCCGCCGTGGAGAATCCGCTGTTCACCCGCATCTGGGCTGCTTCGGCTTCATCCTTGGGGTTCAGGTTTGTTCTTGCCGGGCCATTCCAGTTGCAGTTCATGTAGGCCGCTGCAACCGCCGGGTTTGTCAGGAAGCCCGGCGCTTTGATCCGTCCCTTGCACACGGCTTCCCGGAACCATGCCTCATAGACCGGCTGGCAGAAAGAATCCGCGAACCAGTCTCGGTGCATTCCCGTGGTTCTCCAAAATTCATTCAAAGCGCCGCGGGCTGCAGAATAGCTGGTGCTGAACTGCTTGTACAGCACCTCAGACGGAATTTCCAACGCCGCCGCCATCTGCTTTACAATGGCGTTCATGAACGCTTCAAACCCGGTCGTTGGGTGCTTCGGGTCTGCGAACTGCACTTCCTCTCCGGGGTTCAGGTCGATAAACGCGCCCGGTGCCAGCTCCACACTGGTCTTATCAGGCGTATCTACCTGCACATCCGGGGGAAGCATTTCGCCAAACGGCACCTCGTCAGATTGATCCGACTTCTTGATAAACACTGTGAACATCGCGGAGATCACCGCGGCTGTCAGCTCTGCGTCCGTAAAACGCCCAAGCTGTTTCAGGCTTTCCAGCACCGGTGCCAGCAGTGGTACGCCGCGCAGCTGACCGGCACGTTCGCGCTGCATCAGACAGAGAACATTCTGCCGCCCGGTCTTTTTGCCGTAGGCTTCCACTCTTGTCCAGTGCGAGGCCGTCAATCCCGTCACGCTGGTAGACGCCAGCGGGTGCCGGTCGCAAACCCAGTACGCAATGACCATGCCGTCTGCATCGGTTTCAACACCTTGCACGATCTTTTCAACATGATGCTCGTTAATGTCCGTCGGCGAAAGGATGTCCATAAACGCAGGAGAACAAATGCGGTCGGCTTCGATGATCCGCACACGCAGGTCATACGGTACACCGGGCGTCTTTTTGTTCTGCAGGACTGCCCATGAATCACCATTCAGCAGAAATCCCGTAAATGCCAACTGCTGCAACATATAGAAATTGTCGATGCGGTCTGCATCACAGGTCGGCTTATTGGCCCACAGAGCAAATTCTCTTGCGATTTGTTCATTGATTTTCTGGGCTTCCTCGTCTGAAATACCCAAAAATGCGTTGTCGATCTGCGGTGTCGGTGTCAGACCGCCGCACACTACATTGGTGCGCATGGTCTTGATGGCACCGGTTGCCAGCGGGACGCCCATATAAGCGTCCCTGCTCCGCTCTCTCAGGACGCGAAGATTATCTTCGATGTCCTCTTTCGGGCTTCCACCGTGCCACATCCAGCCCCGCATAGATTTCTTGTGCAGACTTGCGCCATAGTTGGAATATCCCGAATTGATTGCCCGTATTGCCGTCTGTGCGGCAACACGTTTTACTGCCCGCTCCGGGGCAATCGCCGTGAGCAGGGTATCGAAGAATCCCATCTTCTACTCTCCTTACAGGTCACGCGGCACAAAATGCCCCATCCGGTTCCGTCCCTTTCTCTGCTGAGAAAGTTCCGTCACCTTGTTCGACCAATAATCAATCCGCTTTCCAATCTGCGTCAGGTCTGCGTAGGTCAATGACCTGTTGCCGATCTGGTAGCTTTGCCCGTGTGTCACCTTTTCCTCGGCGGCAATCCAAAGGTCAAGCTGTTTCTGTGCCGTTTCCAGCGTAATTCCTGCCATTTAGATACCTCCCGAAAGCTGACGACGGCCCCGTGATTTCTTGACCGGCTGGGCAGGCGTTCCGTCTGCATCCGGTTTTTTCAGCACAGGGCGAGAAATAGCAAGAGCCGCGGTTGCGTAATTGCGCAAATCCAGCGGCTCGTTTCGTTTATGCTCTTTATCTTTGATTTCCCAGTATTCTTTCAAATGACCCTTGACGAACCGCACCACTTTCTTCTCAGCTGTTAGGCCCTTGAAGTATTCTTCGGTGTAGCCTGCTTCCTCATTTGACGGGAAGTGGCAGTAGTTCGGGCCGGGCGTCTTGACTTCCAAACGCTGATAGATGGTCGTTTTGCCCGCATCAACGCCCAGAATGAACAGGTCTGCCCGAACACGATTGTTCTTGGACGGGTTGCGGATAAACGGCACTCCTGCGCCGCCCATGCCCTTAATGGCAAAGATGCGCCGGTTGAGCCGTTCCTTTGCAAACCGGTAAACTTCATCGGTGTGGTGTCCACCGGAATCAATGCAGGTCGCCAACAGCGGGTATGCCGTTCCGTCTGCCTTGTGCCACGTCCGAAGTAGAAAGTTGTCCAGATCGTCCCATACCTGATCCGAAAGCATATCGCCGAAGATTTTCTGGTAGCGAACGCCCCAGCTCTCTGTGCCCTCGCCCCAGCCGACCACTTCAACTTCAAAGCGATCATCCTGCACGTCAACACCAGCAGTGAGGTACAGAACATCATCCGGCACCTCTGCGGCGTAGATTTCGCGGCGGTTGAACAGCTCGATGTCCTCCAACTGAATGCCGCGTTCCTCCCACGTCTCGCCCAACTCTGTGTTCACCCAGACCTTCATTTGTTCCGGGTTGCCATGATCGAGGGCAATTTTCGCTTCGATGAACTTCGTCACGATCTCTTTCCAGCCAACAAAGGTTGAAGCCAGCGTGTTCAGGTGGAAGCCTCTGGATTCTGCACCGGGATTGGCGGCAACATACTTACCGTATTTCCCCTGCTCTTTCCAGCGGTATTCATTTGATACACAGCCGCATTCCCTGCAGACATATCCAATTCCCTTGTCGAGGTCGTCTTTGTCGAACTTGACATTCTCCCAAAGGAACGGCTGGTATGCCCCACATTCCGGGCAAGGCACGTTCCATTCTTCTTGTGTAGAAAGTAGGTAGGCGTCCTCAATGCGGCTGTCTCCCTTGATGGTGGGCGTGCTGACCATGACGGTCTTGTAATCCCAAAAGGTCGTCTGGCGTTTCTTTGCCAGATCAAGAGGGTCGCCCTCTGTTCCTGCGCTCTTGGGGTAGCGGTCGATCTCGTCCGCCAGCAGCACTTTGATGGGGCGGCTGGCAAGGCTCGACGGGCTGTTTGCGCCAACAATGGTGATGTGCCCGCCGGGGAAGTTCTTCTTCATGACGGTATTTCCAGCGTACCGGCTTTTGGTATCCACCAGACCGGTAAGCCGGGGCGTGTCCCGGATCATGGGAGCGATACGGTCTTTTGAGAGCGTCTGCCCCATGTCAAGGGTAGGCTGCATACACATCACCGGGCAGGGTGCATAGTCCATGTAGTAGCCCAGCGGGTTCAGAATGAAAGCATCCGTCTTTCCGATCTGCGCCGCCGACATGACGACGACAGAACGGACGTGAGGATCACCGATGGCATCCATGATAGCCCGCTGATACGGGGCTTTCTCGGTGTGCCACCGCCCCGGTTCTGCGCTGGATTCTGCGGACAACACCCGGTATCTGTCCGCCCACTGGCTGACTGTCAGGGGCGGCGGCGGGCGTAGTTTGCTTAGAACCTCGGCGAACAGTTCCACGGTCTGCGGTTCAAGTTTCACGATCCGTTTTTTCTTCACGTTTCGGTTCACCTCTTACGCAAGCTGGGAACATACACAGGATCAGCCTTTGGTGGATGCGTTTGCCCCACGGGCAGTGCTTGCAAGCGCCGCCGGGCTTATCCGGTTTCTTCTCCGTCTTGTTCATCTTCTTCATCATCCTTTGGCGGCTGCAACGCCACCTGATAATTAGAAAATTCCTCCATGATCTCATAGAGGGAACTTTGCAATAAGTCCATGATCTTGCCCTCATCACCGTCCAGCTTGGCAATGTTTGCAGCCAACTTGTTGGGCAGGGCAAGGAGCCTTGAGCGCAGGTTCATAACAACGGTGGTCATGCCAACCGTGATGTCAGATTTCCGGTACAGTTCCCCATTGCGAACTTTATTCTCGGTTTCGGCGGCGATCCGTTTTTCCTTGGTCAGCTTCGCCCGTTCCTCGTTGAGGTCAGCTTTGCCGCCCTCGTCGCCCCGCAGGTAGTTGATGTACCGTCGGACGCTGGAACGCAGGTCGTAAAGGCCGGGGGCCTTTTCTTCCAGCACGCCCTCGTCTCGGAGCTGCCGCACCCGGCGTTCGGACAGGTCGAGATACTGTGCAACGATCTTAGTCGTGTACAGTTTCATCCTCTGTCCCTCCCTCCGGGTCTACATCCACCTCACCGGTCGCCCGCATCTTTGCAATGTCAAGGCGTTCCAGTTCCAGAGCGTACCGTTTTTCAAATTCTTCCTGCTGACGGATTTGTGTGGTCAGGGAAATAATTCTGCCGGAGACCTTGTTCAGGGCCTCCCGCAGCTGGGTCACTCGAACAAAGGCACTGTCCTTGTTATCCATGACCATCTTCTGCACAGCTCCGTCCGCCTGCTTCCCGTCTTTGTCCTTTCCCGGTTTTCGCATATCGGTGATGGATGCAGTGAACAGCTTTTCCGGGTCGCAGCTTTCATACTCTGCGATCCGTTCCATGATGTGCCGCTGCTGAATCCGAAGCAGCTTCAACTCATAAATGTTGTTCTCGTTTGCACCGGTCGGCATTTGATCCAGCCAGTCCCGTTCCTCTTGGCTCAAACGTTCAAGGTGAACCGTGCTATATGCACCGTCCTTCTCTGCGTTGGTGTTTCCGTTCGGCGCACCGCCGCCGGGATTGCCCTTGGCATTCCTCTTGCCCCGGCTGTTTTTGTTTCCGGGCTGTCCCCCGCGCTTGCGCTCCACCGCATCGTCCCATTGGTCAATGCGTTTCCAGTTGCGGACGGTTCCGTATGTCACGCCCAGCTTTTCGGCAAGGTCTTTGAGATTTACTTTCTCGCCCGACCGCCGCCGCTTGATGTACTCAGCCTTGGCGGTGTCGCGCTTGTCGTTCCGCTTCGGCATCCGGCATCACTCCTGCACCCCGTTTCCAAAATACACGCAAAAGAAAAAGCCCCACGACGGAATGTCATGGAGCTTCGCACCTATCACTGTACCGATTATAGCAGGAAAAAGGCATCACGATACATCATTTTGAAAATTTTCTTCAAAAAATCCCCCTAAATTTTTTCAGACCCCCTTCTGGGGAAGGGCAAAAATCCGTTTATACCTAGAAAATTTTCGGGCTTTCGGACCCGTAAAGGATTGAAACGCCGCTCCCAGTACCTACGGGCGCGGGGGCGGGCGGGCCGTGGTCATCGGCCCGGCGCCGGGCGGCGGGCGCGGGGTCATTGCAAGAGGCGGCGCGGCGGGCCGGGCAGCGCCAGCGCG